GTTCAAATACCTCTCTGAATGTTACCTGTACTCTTGCACGATTTAAATATGGTATTGATTTGTTCCATGATTCGCAGACAAATTGAGAAGAGCTAGATTCTCCTGGTGGTGTAAAGGTGAAGCTGGCACTATCAACTGCTCTGGCATCTAAGAAAGTTTCAATCGTATCTGCGTCTGTTTCTGATACTTCAAAAGTTAAATTAAATATTTTAGGGTTTTGATTTAAACCAAAAAGCAATCTATGTTCATAACCATCACCAAGTCTTACTGTTTTAGTGTTTGGTTTTGATCTTTTCTGAACTCCGTAAGTTGGGGTGATTGAGGGAAAGTTAGGCATTATGCAAGTAAACCTCCAGGACGTTTTTGTTTAATTAATTCAGATTGTATAGCAGTAGCTATAGCAGAGCCAAAAGCATTTGCCTGTTCTTCATCACCTTCAACAGAAGAACCAGAAGCATCTACATTTACGACTATGCTTGTAGAACCACCAAGAGCATGATTGGGTGTAATCATTCCTGATACTCCAGGTGTGAATAGTTCTGGACCACGTTCTCCAACAATAAAACTACCACCCCGTTTCACTGGCCCACCTTCTGCTTTAAAGAATTTACCAATACCAGGAAGTCCTCCTAAGAAAGAATTAACACCAACTTGTAACAATGTTCTTGAAATCTGTGTGAATACGCTACGAGCCACATCACCAAGAGTTCTAGTACCATCTATTGCACCTTGTATGGCATCCACTATTCCATTTTCTATAGAACTTCCTATGCTATCGTAAACTGCTTTCAGTTTTAACTCTTCTTGTGTGAGTTGACCACTGAGCGTGATTCTTAGTTTATCAATATCTGCTATTGCTTTTTTAACAAGTAAAATTTCCTCTTCAGTACTCTTTGCGTTTCTTAAATCTTCTCCTAATTTATTTTGAATACTAATTTTTTGAAGTTCAAAATTTAATCTATTAGCAGTATCTTGATCTCCGCTTCTTTGTGCTGATACTATCTTTTTGGCTATTTCATTTTCTTTATTCAATAAATTTATTCTTCTTTCTAATTTCTTGTTCCTTAACTCTTCCTGCTCATCAATATTAAACAGCTTCTCTTCAATACCTAGCATTTGTAGAAAAAACTTTTCATTAAACGCTCTTGTAATTTCGTTAAACGCTTTAGGGTCACTCTCAAAACTTATGCCCTTATCTTCTAAGGCTGCTGCTTTTTCCTGTCTTAATTTAAAAATTATTAATTTTCTTTCCACTTCTAGATTTTTTCTTTGGCCATCAAATGTTTGAGCTCTTACACCTAAAATCTTTTGTTCCTGTATCGTGCGTTCAGTAAATGTTTTATCAGCGATCTGACGGAAGTTTCTCTGAATCTCCGCACTTTCTTGGGCAGACTTTTGCAGAGACTTACTAAACTTCTCAAAAAATTTATCAACTATAGGTAAATCTTCAATTAAAGATCTAATAGTTGAAGCTCCTCTATTAAACAATTTAAATATTTGAGCTACACCAAAAGATACGGCTCCTATTGCTCCCAGTAACGGAGCACCCAGTATTGCTAAAGTTGTTCCTGCACTATTTACAAGTTCACTGAATCCTGCATTTAAAACCTCAACTGATCTATTTATATCTTTATTTACCTCAGCCGTAGCACCAGTTCTTTTAAACACTTCTTGAGCAACTAAAGCTCTTGCCTGTTCTTTCTGCCCGATTTGTTTTAATAATTCTACCTGATCTCTTAACTGACCACTAACGATAATACTTTGCTCTTCTAATTTTTCAAAACTTATTTCTCTTATAGCTTCACCTAAAGAATTTGCTCTTCTTACCAGTTGCTCAATCTGAGAACCTAATGCACTACCAAAGATCTGAGCACCAAACTCTTCCCCTGGTTTCGCTAAAAAACTACCTGCTAAACTACCTCCTACAGCACCAATTCCTCCACCAAATAGCAAAGGAAAACCTGCACCAAGTAATCTACCTTGTCTCTGTTGCTTCCTCTCTCTTTTTCTTATTCTTATATTCTTAAGAGCATTTTTAAATCTTTGCTCCTCTATTTTCTTCTGTCTTTCTAACTCTTGTGATGCCTTCTTCTCATCTTCAAGTTTTTTCTCCGAGTCTGTCTTTTTAGATTTTTTCTTATTAACACCACTAGCTTCATTTGCTGCTTTTTGTATATCAGCGTTTATTTTAAGCTGCTTTCCAATAGCCTTATTTATATCTAAGAAATCTTTTGAATTAACCTCAGCTAGTTCCAACATTCTGTTGAGAAGGCCCATAGCTTCTCTACCAGCAAGAATAGTCTTTGGAAATGCCTGTATCTCTTTAAGTCTAGCTTTTACATTTCCTCCCGTAGCACCTGGGTTTAAGGCTTTTTGATCCCCACTTGCCATTGCGAAGGCAACAGCTTCCATTCGTATCTTTTTAAAATTACCTGCAATTAGAGCAGTAGCACGTTTCTGTCTATCGGCTGCACTGTTGGCAGCATCAAAAGCTGCTCTAACCTGACTTAACTGATCCCGTACTTTACCTATAGATCTCCCGAATCCATCAGTTCTAAATGGGTTAAACAGTTTAGCTACTATTGCCTCACCTTTCTGAGCCTCTGTTACTACTGCTTTTATTTCTTTCTTGGCCTTATCTGCACGTATTTTTATCTGAGCTTTACTTAATTTATTTACAAGAGTCTCTAATTTCCCAATCTTCTTAAGGGTATTATTTAGCTCCTTCTCTACTGTCTTTATTCTTAGCGTTAGGTCTTTTTGTGCCATTTAGCCTTAATTAGACAAACTTATATTCTATTCTACCCTGATCTGGGAATAACGCTTCTTCTTTGAACTTTATTCTCCTCTTTTTTGAAATTATCGTTACGTATTTCATAAAAGGCAGCCCAACCAATCATTTCCTCAATAGTCAGTTTGCTGCACAGTTCCACAACAGTTAGTTTAAGTTCGTTAGCCAATGAGTATATAAAAAACCATTCAGCACTAGCTTTTCAAGTCGGCTTTTGCCTCTTCAACCTCCTGTCCTGTACCTGCCTGTAACATTTCTAACTGTATTTCCTGCAACACACTTGCTGCAACTTCCCTTCTTAAAGAAGCCTTATCACCATCTGCAAATAACCGTTTACCTTCATTATCCAATGCTTTTTCAATCATTAGTTGTAAAGCAAAATCATCTGCATATTCAAGACCTCCACTTTTCTTCTGGATCATCTCACGTTCAGCGATAGTAAGAGGATGCCAGTGAACAGTCAGCACGATATTATCTTCAGAGTCTTTTATATCGTATTTGTATAGCTGACTTACTCCAAACTTATTCTTCAAGAGGTCAATGGCTCTGGTCATAATTCTGTTAAATTGCTACTCTAATATACTACGAATTGGCAGAAAAAGCACAGGATAGAACACCCAGGAAGTGTGATCTGTTTTCCACCTCTACGGGTATTGGACCAGTTATCTCTTCAACTCTAGGTTTACAACTGAAAGTATCAACGTAGTCTGAAGCATTTATGGAAGTCAAACCCGTTATGACGGATTCACTTATAGCAGATAGCACAGCAGTGCCTCTATTTTTGGGTACATAAATATTACATTGAATAGCACCAGAATAATATGTAGCGGATGCTCCCTGTGCCTGAACAGTTGCCTGACTGAAAGTTATTGATAAAGCTACATAAGTTATATTTTTCCCAGGTAAAGTTTGTGGAATATTGTCATAAATAAGCTTTACTGAGGCATCAGCATTGTTTACTGAGTCTGTGATAGCTTTTTCAAAAGCTGCCCTGGCGTTTACTAAAGTCATATTTTCTTATACCTTGAACCCTGTGCTGGTGCTTTTCTTCCTGTTGATTCTCCTGGAGGTAATACTTGAGTAGCACCTATTCGTAGATCAGGCTTACGGTTAAACACTAACTCAGCTACATCCTTTAGTTTTTCAAAATAAGGAAGTATTTCACTACTTTCAGATCCTAAAGCGTATCTTGCATATTCAGCTTTATTGCCCACAAAAATTGTCTGTCCAAATTTAAACTTAGGTACAGACCTATACCTGGGTCTTATTATAGGATCTCTTTTTAACTTTCTATCCAAGTCTGACTTTACTTGTGTCCAAGGTGTTTCTATAGGATCTGTAGGCTGTGGTCGTATTGTATCAGCCGTCCAACTTGAAGCAAAGAAACCTGTGTATAAAGGACTTTGATAAGGTAGATCTGATAGGGCTGTTTTGACAAAATCGTTAAGGGCAGCATTTAACTCTGCCTTTGTTTCTTTTCTTATGCTATCAGTTATGGGAGTGTTACTCATCAGAACCTAACTAATAATGTGAATAGATAAGTTTGACCACCTTTTTTGGTGTCAATGGTGATTATCTGTGCAGTCCTGTTGGCACCTGCATAATTTAATATTATCTCATCAGACTTTGTTGGTTGATTATCTCCTATCAAATCAGGTGTTATGTAAATCTTTGCCTGTCTTATTTCCAGTGATAAATCATCTTCAGATCTTATAAACTCAATCGGTACCTTTAAATCTGAGAATGTAGTGTCAGTGGTAGTGGTAGCTCCAGTGCTGGTGTTATACGTTCCAGGGACTTTTCTTGTGTACGTTATTGTGTTGTCAAAAGAGTTGCCTAGGTCTGAAACAACCTGTTTTGCAATTTGTCTAAATGCTGAGTCTAACTGTCCTGCCATTATCCTCTAACCACTCTCATCTGATAACTGCCTGATCCAGCCATTGCGTATGCTCCAAGGTAACTTTGTAGCCACGGATAAACATCCAGAATATTGTTGACTGTTCCTGTTCCCTGACTTGTTGTATTGTATTTAACCTGTATATCTCCCAGCTTTACTTCACTGAAGTTTCCATCTTTACCTGTAGTTCCAGTAATTGCATCAGTATCATTAGCTAATGCTCTTGCTAATTCAAATTGTGCATACTTTATATTTTGAGGTATTAAGTCGCATTTCAGTTCTACACCATCTACTGAATAATTATTTCTAGGAAACTTCAAGGCTTGCCCATCATCGCATCTATCTCCTAAATAAACCAAAGTATCTATCCATCTTGTAGCTGATATTAGTGATCTCTTCTTTTGATCGTCTGTCTTGTTAGTCCAAGTAGAAGAATCGGGAGAAGTATCAAAGTAGTCATTAGATTCAGAAAGAGTAACGTAACTATTAGCATTAGCTCCTTTTATTGTTGAGTCTATAGTGGCTGCCACGATCCATAAAGTAATTTAGTTTTATTGTAGCGTAAAGAAAAAACCCCACCAATATTTGATGAGGTTTCGTTATGACCGACAATAATAATCTTACGATTATAGAGTGCTGGTATCAAGTGGTGAGTTAACTGTTAACTGAACGATGGGGATTAAATCTACATCGTATGTTGCAGCCCACTTAGCTTTTGCTCCTAAGTTGGAGTTTGTTGGGTTGTCAGAAGCATCGTTCCACTTAGTACCCATAATGTGATAAGTACTGTGGTAATCAACAGACAATACATCTTGCTTGGAAAGAATGTTTCTTTCTGCTTCAATATTAAGGTCTTGCTGAACACCTTCAAGAATTGTGCCTGACTTAAGTAAGTAGCAGTAGAACTCGATTTGATGTCCTGATGAACCTGGTTGAACAGAGTTAACAGAAGAATCAACAACTACGTTCATTCCTGCAAATTGTCCAACACTTCTTTCATCAATGCCAACACCACCGCCACCCCATTGGATGCCAGTTCCAGTTGATAGTGCAGAAGTTGAGAATGTAAGCATACCAACCTGATATAGGTAGTAAGCAACAGATGGGTGAACTACGATTGTATCTAGTTCTTCACCTCTTTCTCCAAGAAGATTACGTCCTTTTGCAACTGCTGATGCAGTCAGGAAGTTTGCTTCAGCAGCACCAGTACCAGCCTTTGCTAAATCAAGAGCGTTAGCTGATAATGCTGTACCGAATAGACCATGAAGTTGGAAGAATAAACGTGTTGAGTTATTCTTGTTGATTGCATCTGCAAGCTGATTACGGATATGACCCATTGGATCTTCACCAGCAGCTAACTTAGCAATATCATCCACAGCGTAAGCAAAACCTCTATGACAGATAGTTGCAATCTGTGTTCCTGTACCAATCTTTTGAGGTGTTAAGTAACCTGCGTTACCTGTACCCCAAGTTGCTGTACCATCTAAGATTTCCTCAGTTGGAGCGATTGGGTTAAATTCTGGAACTTGTATTCTTGTTCCACCTTCTCTTGAATCGAGAAGTGCGTTACGAACCACAGCACCACTTCTTATGAAGGCACTACGTTCTTTTACGGCTTCAGATACATAAGCACTGAAATTATTTCTCTTTACGATATCCGCTAATAGGACACCGCCAGAGTAATTCTGTAGCGGAGCAGCCATCAGAAATCCTTTTTTGTTGTTTGCGATCCCCTAGTCACGGACGAGGGCATTAGTCTCACGGAAACTAATTACTTTTGTTGAGCCTCTCTCTTGAGCACTGCTGCAAGTTCAGGGTTCTGTTCTGATAGTAGCATTTGTTGAGTCACATTGCCCGTTTTCCAAGGGTTATCAGTGCCTCCAGAAACATTTGCTATTGGACTGGGTTTAGCTCCCATTCCAGCAGCACTGCTTGGCTTGAAGTGATGTTCATAACCACTACCAGGATTTTTGAGACTCGTGAGATAGGTATTGAGATCCTGCTCAACACCTCCATTAAGTATCACTACCTTTCCTTCAGCATTTTTCTGTAGCTTGTTTTGCAGTAATGCCAACATCTGTTCTGCGTTTATGGCACCTTGATTGCTGATCGCTGCTAGTGCAGTTGTTTTGGTAGAGGCTAATTCGTTGGAAGTCTTTAGATCCTGCAACTGTTGAGACAAAGAATTTATCTGAGATTCTTTTTCCTGTGCAGTTTTATTTGCTTCTTCCCAGAGAGTTTTCCACTGTCCTTGGTCCTCTAACTCCTGTTTTCGTTTATCTTCTTTTTGTTTGTAAACTTCATCAAGTTTGGCTTTTATACCTTTGAACTTTTCTTCAGCTTCAGCAGCTTGTTTTTTAGCCATTGCCAGTTGATCTTCATACTGTTGTTTAACAGAATCAAGATTCGGTGCTTCAGGTTGTGAAGGAGTTTCAGCCACGGGCTGTTCAGCAGAAGTCACAGACTCAGGCTGAATTACTTTTTCTTCCATACTTATGCTTCAGTTGTTTCGGTTGTAGTGGTTTTCTTTTTAGGTTTAGCTGTAGCTGTTTTCGTTTCACCAGAGAGTGATTCTGATGTGGGATGTTCAACTACTTCCCACTTATAAGATCCATCAGATTGAAGAACCCTATCTACTGATCCAGGCATAAGTTTTTTATGTACTTATCTAATATTCTATCGTATTATTCAGATTTGGCCTCATTTGCTGTTGGAAGCACTTCACCTTGCACTAAAATGTCTCTAAATTCTTCTCGATCTATCACTTGTTGGTCGAACAAGGAGGTTAATGCTGTAATATCCTGTCCAATTAGTCTTTCAATATCAAAGTCCCTGCTAATCTTTACTTCTGGTGGTTCGATACCAACATATTCAGCAGATAAATTGAATGATTTTTGAAGTTTTTGCTCCAGTTCCATAGATACCATTGCGAGCATGGAGTTAGTGTCTACTCGATCCAATCTTCTGGCATCTGCTGATTCGGCTACGAACTTCTGTTGTGATAATGTACTGATGCCTAAAGTTGCCATTTGCATCTGTAATTCTTTTATTTCTGCTGATTGTGCATCAAAAGCACTACTCGCTGGTTCTACATAGTAAATTTTATTTCCTGGCTGTGTTGCCATCGCATAATTAACAGAAATAGCAAGGTCTTTTGTCTGATCATCATATCCTTCCATTACAAGCATTGGTTGAGATGCAACGTGTAAACTGTGTATTAAGTCTGCCTGTCTCTGGTAATGTGCAATATTTAGATGTGCAATATCGAGTAAAGGTGGCTTGCTGACTAAATTATCTACTTTTCCGCTATAAATTGTTACTAAAGGTACTTCACCTAATGAAAACTCTCCAGATTCTACCTGTTTATAATTGTCATCAGCAGTTCCACTTGTAAAATCACCTGAATAACTACCATCATCCATGTCATACATATCTTCAGTTTGCGATGTTTTTCTAAATAGTCTGTATCTACCTGGTTCGATAACCCTTACTTGGTCAAATACTTTTTCTCCAAACTCTCCGTCTGGTAGTACAGCTTTTTCTGCGATTCTAGCCTGTATAAGTTTTCCGTAATTAGATTCTCTATCTAGTCTCCAGCCATAAAGATTGGTGGGGTCTACTTCGATCCAATATGGTCTGCGATCTTGTGCTCTTTCTTCGGCTAGGCTTCTTGCTCCTGATGGTGCTGGATAATCCACCAAAATATGACTTTGACCAAAGGTTAAGGAGCACATAAGTACTCTTCGTGCGTATTCATCTAAATCCGATCCACAACCATCAACATCCATCTTGAACATTTCTGTCCAGTATGGATCCCCTGTTAGTGTTATTGGTTTACGGAGAACTAAACCTGTTGCTGCTCTTAGTAATCTTTGAGTGAAGGGCGAGAATACTGATCTTTGTACTCTTGATGCGTATGCACTGAAATCTTCTCTTGGCTCTATTGGTAAGAATATTTCACTGTTATCTCTTAGGTAATCTGTTCCTTCTGTCACGGCTTTCATTATTTCCCAACCTTGAAGCATATCTAATACTGCTCTGGTTCTGGTGAAGGGACTGTCTACACCACCAATAGTATTTGATGATGTGATTGTTGTTCTAAGTGGTCCTGGAATTGCGTAAGTCATAAGTTACCATTTGGTGCGGTGTGACCAATATCTAGCGGTGAAGAATCCTGGGTTAGGATCTTGAGCATTATGTCTTGCATAATAGGATCTTCTTCTTGCTTTATCACGTTCAGTCTTTGGATTTTTACCTGCTCCCCTTACTCCCTGTTGTCCGAATCGTATTAATTTTACTTCATCTCCCTTTTTAGCTAAAACAACATGACTTTTTGTAGGATGCCCAGGTGTTCTTTTAGGTTTGTTAAATCCCTCAAGTCTATTTTTAGTTAATCTGGGGTCTTTTTTCTTCACTTTCCTACTTTAGCTTGTGCTTTTTTATGAGCTTCTGTAAATGAATCTCCTGCTCTCATACGTCTTTTCATAAACTCCATGTGCTTGTCGCTATGGTGTTCTGAATGTTCTTTGAGTTTGTTCTTTTGACGAGTAGTGAGTTTCATTTCTTTTTCCTTTTTTTCTTTTTAGCATTAAGTTTTTTAAGATCAGCAGCCGTGATCTTATCTCTCGGTGGAGCAACCGCAGCAAGTTTACGTTGCTTCTTTGAGTAGGATTTCAAAGGCATTATGCAGCGTTAGTGATAGCACCAGAAGTAATAAAGCTGACAGTAACAGTTTCAAGATCACCTGTTGCAGCAGTTAATGTTGAATTGTTTACAATTCCAGAAAAACTTACCTTTTTACTGCCAGATGTATCCAAAAATAACTCAAACTGTGCATCTGCTGGATCTTCTGCTGTTAAGACATCAGCTAGTAAGTTTGCAGTTTCATTACCACTGGCTGCTGTATAGAGAAAATCAATAGTTCCCGATCCAGAGATAAGGCCACCTACAAAAGCTCTTGATGTATCTCCATGAGCAGTTACATCCAGTGTGTCTTTTGTTATATCAAGTGACCAACTTGTTGTTGATACTACTGCTTCAGTTGTTCCAGATCCGTTTTTAAATTTAACAGA